AATCTCCACCTTGAAGGTCTGCGGAACCTGGCTCATGCGTGGGTCTCCTGGTTAAATCTGGGAACTGGCGGGGGCAGCACTCGACGCCTCGGGGCCCGAGGGGGCGCCCATGGCGTGGTGCACATTGTCGGGGGAGAGTGGCTGGCCCGGGGCCGGGGCTGCGCCGGGGACCTGGGCGGCGGCCTGGGGATCGGGCTGGCGGTACTTCGGATCGAGGTCGGCGGCCTGGGTGGGCTGGGCGGCCTGGATAAGGGTGCCCATCTGGCCTTCCAGTTCGGGCGGGATCATGCCCTGCATCTCGCGGGCCTTCATGTACGACCAGATTTGCAGGCCCAGGTAGATCTGCGGGCTCATGGCGCCGGCGCGCTCGAGGGCGCCCTGGACGAGCGGGCCCCACATGACGCTGGAGGATGGATCCTTGGGGTCCGCGGTCTTGGCGATCTGCAGCAGGGCGTCCGCCGGCGCGGTCTGGGCGCGCAGGCCATTGGCCACGGTGCCCTCGGCATGGGCGGCGGCGGCCTTTTCCATGGCGGCGCGCTGGGCCTTGGCCATCATCTTCTCGCCGAAGGCCACGGGGCCCAGCAGCAGGGAAGTCTCGTCCAGGCCGAACATGGCTGGGGCGATCTGGCGCACCAGGTCGTTCTCGTCCATGTAGTCGCCGAGGCCGGTCTTCTGGAGGAAGTCGGCAAGGGCGCCCTGGCCCTGGGCGATGAGCTCACGCCGCACCTGGGCGCGCACCCCATCCGTGACCACTTCCAGGTCGGCCAGGAACGGGCTGTCCTCCTTGCCCTCGTAGACGATGGCCCACTCGTACAGCCAGTTGATGACGGGGGTCCAGCAGTTCTCGTCGATCTCCGCGATGATGAGCTTGATGAAGGTGTCCGTCATCGCATAGAGGTCCTTCTGCATCCCGGTCGTGCGGACGCCAGAGCCGCCGATGTCCTGCATGCTCGAGGGCGTCGGCAGGCTGGTGGCCACGGGGATCTGGCGCTCGAAGAACTCGAAAGCCTGGATCAGCTGGGGCGAGTTGTTCGGCTGCACCTCCATGGTCAGGGCCTTGCGCTGGCCATTCATCTCGTGCGGCCGGGCCTGGATCGTCTTGCCCGGGTAGACCTCCAGGTCGGCCCGGGGGTCGATCTGGGTCATGTCCCAGGTGTTCACCGGAATGGAGGAAGCCGCGAGGTTATTGTGCAGGGCCCGGGCGATGGCGTTCTCGATGACCTGGATGTCCAGCACCATCTCGGCCGCGCCCTGCCCGCAGGGGGAATCAGGCAGCTTCTCCAGGGGGATCATCGTGAAGGGATGGTCCTCGGAGTAGAAGGGCTCGACGCCCATCTTCAGCACGAAGGGTCCGCACATCCAGGTTTCCAGGTAGCCAGTCGTGGGCTCGAAGCCCTCGGCCATGCTCTCCGGGTAGCGCTCGGCCCAGGCCTTCTGGTGAATGTCGGGCACCAGGCCCCAGCGTTCCCAGACGGTGAACCGCTGGTCCAACGGCTGGGTGCGGCCCTTGAGGCGATCCCAGTTGGTGAATTCCAGGTTGCCGTTGGGGTACGCGGCGATCAGCGCTTCGACCTGCAGCTCGTCGAAGCCCATGGACTTGCCCAGCTGGCGCAGGCCGTGGGCCGTCAGTTCGTGCTTCACATAGCAGGCCGAGGCCTTCTTGATGTCCTGTCCGCAGAAGGGATCCCAGTAGAAGTCGCCGATGGGCACATGGGCGATCACGGGGGTCTTGGAGACATCCAGGCCCTTGAAGAGGTCCGGCCGCAGGCGGGCCAGCTTCGGGAGGAGGGCGCCACGGGCGAAGGGGCCGCGCAGGACGCCGGCGCCGATGAGGCAGATGTCGAAGGTGCAATCGTGCCAGGTCTTCCTGAACTTCATGTCGTCGAGGTAGTCGCTGATCTTCGCCTTGGCTGCGACGGCGGCGGCCTTGCTCTTGGCGATGTCCACTTCGGTCATCCCGGCGACGAGCATGGCCGGGATCTTGGAGGGCCGGATGTCCCAGGGTGTGCCGGTGACGGGGGTGGTGAGCTGCAGCAGCTTCGACCGGAAGGTCGAGACGCGCTCACGGGTGCGGCGGACGAAGAGGTCCGACTGGCCCTTGATGGGCTTGAAGGTGTCTCCGTACTTGCCCTCGTAGTGGTTGGTGTACTGGATCCACTTCTCCTCGAAGCGCACCATGCGCTCCCGCTCGAAGGTGTTCCGCTCGTTCTGGAGGTAGGTGGCCACGCCCGGGGCGGCAGACTTGGAGAGGGTCTCTCCCCACTTCTCCTCGAGCGTCTTGGGCTTCTCGCCCGTGTTGGGCGGCGGGCTGGCGGGACGGTGGACATATTGGATGAGCATTTAGTACCCCGGAAGAGAAGTGGTGGGTTGCTGGACGAATTGGGCCCAGAGGGGCTCTGCGCCGACCTTGGGCCTGGCCTTGCTGATTTCCATGCAGAGGTAGCGCACGGTGTCGGGGTAGTCGTCGTCCTTTTTGTAGATCCGCCCCTTGTCGTCGTAGTGGTAGCCCTTCAGTTGCTCCATGACGGGGCGGCAGGACTCCATGAAATAGATCGTCCCGTTCTGCAGCCGGGACTCCACCAGATCGTTGCCCGCCTGGACGGCGTTGTCCGCCTTGAAGAGGATCCGGTCGTAGGGCGCGACATTCCGCCAGTTCGGCTGGAGCTCATCCAGGTACAGCTCGGTGAGCTTTTCACCGCGGCCCTTCTCGGTCTGGTTGGCGGCCGGATCGTGCGTGAAGTAGATGTCCCACTGGCGCATGATTTTGGCGTGGTGGTAGTACTTCTTCCCGCTCTCCTTGTTGCACCTGTACACGAAGATCGAGTTGGTGTTCCGGTCCACGGCCGCCGCGATGAGGGCGGTGGGGTGGTCGTACCCGGGATCCAGGGCGCCCAGGTGGGCCCAGCCGCTCGGGATCTCGAAGTCGGGGCACATGGTCCCTTCCCAGTCCACATTCTTGAAGACCGCGCCGTGGCGCCGAGTGGGCCGACCATAGAGGCGGGCCGCCAAGCCTTCGGGGTCGTCCTTGAGTAGGCGCTCCTGGCGCTCGATGTGGCCCTTCCCAAGGTGCTTGGCCTCCAGGGCGCCGAGGAAGAAGCACTTGATGTCGGGGTTCTCCTCGTTGAGGAGCATCTCCACCGTGTCCGACCACCCATGTTCAGGGGTGAAGCTCATGCGGAACTGGGCGTACCCGTTCTCCATGGCGTTGGAGAGGCGCAGGTTCAGCTCGATGAAGAGGTTCTTGGGCATTTCCTCGTCGCCGTGGACCACGTGGCCGGTCCAACTGGAGAGGGCGTCTTCACCCATGACATAGGACTTGAAGGTCACACGGCTCTCGCCGCCGCCGATCCACTTGATCGTGGTGGTGTCCGCGGCGCCCGGGATGTTGTGGCGCTTGGTCAGCTTCTTGATGTACCGGGGGGGAATCAGGCCGCCCACGCCGGGGTTGTCGAGGTCCGGGCCCAGGAGGATCTTCTGGAGGGAGTCACGGGTGGACTCGTTGGTCTCGCCCAGGATCCACATATCGACGGGGTGGTTGAACCGTGGGCCAGTCCAGGACTCGGGGTAGATGCCGGTGAGGTCGTAGACATCGTTGTGCAGCAGGGCCCGGGACTTGCCCACCTGGTTGCCGCCGAACATGGCCGCGATCTTGGCGCCGCAGGTCAGCATCTCCCGCTGAGTTGGATAGGCGGCATAGTCTCCGGGCCGCTTCCACTCGTTCTCCCACCACTCCCAGGCAATCCGCTCCTTCTTCCGGCGGGTGAGTTCCTGGAGGGCCTCGATGCCACTGGCTAGGACCCGGGCGTTGTCGCTCATGCCTGGGCCTTCTTCCTGGCCGGCTCAAGCACCACGATGTCGTGGATCTGGTCAACCCGATCCACGAGGTATTCCTGGGCCAGAAGCTCCAGGGGGATCTCGTAGTGCGCCTGCAGGGCGTCGAGCTTGGTGGCCGTGTGGTCAGGCACCGTGATGGTGATGGCGCGGCTCATAGCGGGAGGACCTCGGCCTCAACCGCCCCTTCCTGCCGGGACGCCAGGGCGGCGCGCTCTACCTCGGCCACCGCCTCGGGGCCCAGGACCTCGCGGATCTGGGGCGCCATGGACCGGAGCATGTCCGGGCTGGCCATGAGGGCCATCTTGAGCTGCATCCGAAGGGCATCCTCGGACTGGTTCGTGATCTCCACCTTGGCGTCGAGGATCTGCTTGTCGGCGAACTTGGTGTTCAGCTTGGACGCCTCCCACTGGAGGGCCTCCACCGCCAGCTTGGCGCCGACCACCTGGGTCATACTCGGGGCGCTCTTGGCGTTCCGGGCCGTCTCGGTCGCCTCGGACACGAGGACCATGGCCCGGATCCGCTCCGCCTCGGTCAGGGCGTCATCAAAGGTCGTGTTCTCCCGGCGCCACTTCATCACCGTGGAGAGGGGCGGGCACCCAGGCTCCTCCCGGCAGATCGCCACCAGATCCCGGTCCTCGTCCACCAGCGCCCGGCACAGCCACTCCACCACCTGGTTCTTGGCCAGCCTCGTCCCCTGGATCAGGTAGCTCGGGCCCCCCGTCTCCAGCCTCCGCTGGGCCTGCTCCAGCCGCAGGTCGTCCGGGCCCTCCATCCTCCAGCCCTTCCGGGCCAGCATCTTCGTCGCCACCCTGCGGGAGACTCGAAGCGATGCCTTTGCGATGTTGGGCTTCATCGAACTCGTCCAGGTGGGCGTGAAGGTCGTCCAGACGCCCCCGCCACACAAAGCGCCCGTTCACAAGGTAGCCCCCGGCCGTTCCCACAATCAACCCTGCATCCCTCAGCTTCTTCAGCCTCCGGTAGACCGAGGTCTCCGTCACACCCATCACCTTCGCCATCTGCCGCCCCGTCACCCGGACCATGTTCCCCATGTCCGAAAGCTGGGCCATCAGCCAGAAAAGTTGCCAGTGTTCTCGGCTTAAATCTCTGGAAATAATCATCATATGCCAAGGTTCCACAAACAGGAGCCCCTTGGAACGCCTCTTTGCCGCTTTCTTCACAACCTGATCTAACAGCATCCTAGAGTCCCCTTCGCACACATGCTATCAGGTTCGTCTCCGTTGGGGTGTGTGATCCAGAAACAGCGTGGAACACCCGTCCACACTGGCTCTGGATTCAATTCGGGGACCTTCCGCTCTCTTAGATCCTCATATCTCTAGAACTCGGAATTGGGTGCTTGATCGGGAAAGGGGCAACACGCGCGAGAAGAATCTGACTGAGGGGTCGTCGTGCCTCCTTATACCCACTGTTGGTGATTCCCCCCATGCCCCCCCGTCTCGTCACCATCCTCGCGCTGGGTCCCTCACCCCCATAAAGCGTGGGGGTGATGTCCTTCCAGCGCTGGGCTCTGTGCTCATCCCTGCGTCGTAATGCATCCGTCGTCCTTGGCCCTGGCTCCGCAACGCAACACCACGCCTGGCCATGCCACGCAGCACGGGCAGGCGGCAGGGGACCAGCAGGATGCAGCCCCGTCGTCGGGGCGGCGGCTGTGGCTCACACACGAGTCGGTGAATCCCGACTGTGGTCTGGGACCGTCCTCCAGCCTCCTCGGCTCAGTCCAGCAGGCTCCGGGGCCCTGGCCTTCCCCTTGGGTTCGACCCGTCTTCGCGGATCATCTCGACCCACCCGGCGCGCTGGAGTCATCCCCCCCTGAAAGCGTGGGGGGGCTGCCTTCCCAGCGCTGATGTTCGTTCTCTCTCGGTCAGGCCGTGCCTGGCCCCATCGTCCGAAAGGAGGTTGCCATGGGCAATCTCAGCCACACCCAGGGGAATGTCGATCCTTATGGCCTTCCCGGTGATGGTTGCAAGGAGTGGAGCAGCATGGCGACCCGCAAGAGCGCCAAGGCGCGGGCATGGTCCCGCCGTCAGCTCCACAAGGGTCAGCGCCGCCACGATCGCCAGGTCGTGGCCGAGGCCCTGGAGGACATGCTGCAGCCCGAGCCTCCGACCATGCGGGAGGCCATGCTGGCGGCGTGGAAGAAGGAGTGCCGGGAGTATCTGACCTGGAACGCTGGCCAGCTCGTGGGCCGCAGCATGGACAAGGACCTCACGCCCCTCCAGAAGAATGTGCTGCTTCAGGCGGCTCACCATCTCCAGATGATGGCGGCCTGACCTTGGTTTGAGCGGAGGGGCTTCGGCCCCTGCGTCCAGCCCAAGGGCTGACAGAATGGAAGAGGGTTGCCCGCACCCGCCTCAGTCCTGGTTTTGAGAGCCCAGGCTGAGGAGCAAGCGAGGACGGTGGTTCGCTTCCACCGACGAAAAAGCACAGCGGCCCGGCCGGGGCGGGATGGCACCCCACCATGCCTGACAATGGTGCCCCGGTTCCCATCGCTTCAGGAGGGCCCTCTCTGGAGGGTCGTCTCGAGTCGATGACTCAAGCCCTGCCTGGCCTATGGGGTGCCAGGTGGGGCCGCGCCCCTGGTTCCGCCGTGGAGCCAGGGGTGCATCCAACCTGCCCCACCAAGAGGAGGCCCGTCATGGCCATCTCCAAGCACAAGCCGGTCCCCGTGACCGCCAAGGGCGTCCTGATGCCCGATCCCATCCACCTCGAGCAGCTGGTCAACCCCGACTGGCCGTTCAAGTTCCAGCCGGCCCGCACCACCATCCAGGAAGACCTGGCCGCGGTGCGCGCCCTGCCCTGCCTGGTGATCCAGTGAGGATCGTCGGGCTCATCCTCCTGGCCATGCTGGCCGCTGGCATCGTCGAGGGCGCCAGCTGGCCCATCGACCACCACGCCTATCGAGTGGCTCCCACGCCTGGCTCGGTGGCCCACTGTGACCTCTGCGGCAAGCGCAAGGTCATCGTCAAGCACCACGAACACCACGGCCTGCTCTGTAAGTCCTGCACCGCCGATGTCCTGAACGAGGAGGCCCTGCGCCTCTTCGCGTCCCAGAAGTAGACCCAGCTTCCGGCCGTCCAAGGCCGTCCCCTCGCATCGACGAGGGAAGAACCCGGGGTGGAACCTTCGAGCCCACCCAGGCCCAAGCACGGGCCCAAGGAAAGCCGTGCCCAAACAAAACAGGGGGCTGCGTCATCAGCCCCCCGCACCACTGAGCCCTGCCAAGGGCTCCTCTTCGAGAGGTCTATCATGGCCACTTCTTCCGCCGTCCTCAACAACCTGACCGCCGTCCTCACCGCCCTCAACAAGAAGGCTGACTTCGAGGCCAAGGTCCTGACCACCACCGGCCACCTCATCGGCATGACCCTCCGGGCCCGTGTCGCCGAGACCGCCAGCGCCCCCGTCGAGATCGTGACGGCCTACGCCTACATCGATGGCATCAAGTCCCGCCTCACCTTCTGGAAGGGCTGCACCGTGGCCCAGCTCCCGAACCGCGAGAACAACGGCGACTTCACCTTCCGCCTCACCCCGGCCGGCCTGCACGAGCGGGAAGACGGCACCACCCTCCCGGCCTACCGCGTCATCAAGATGGGCGTCGGCGCGCCCCTCGGCGGCGGCTTCGAACTGCTCCGCCAGCTGGCCATGAAGGTGGAGGCCATCTCCAAGGCCACCAGCCGCCTCGACCTGGAGATCATGACGCGCCCCGTCACCTTCAAGGACGACAAGGGCAAGCCCACCTTCACCGCGGTCTATGCGAAGGTCCTGGACTCCTCCAAGCCCGTCTTCACCATCGACTCCGTCATCCGCCTCTGCGTGGACCAGGACATCGTGAAGGACCTGGGCCCGGCCATGGCGCCCGGCGTCTTCATGGAGGCCGTCGCCACCCAGCTCGACCGCACCTGGACCGAGCGCATCGCCGGGACCACCTACGAGTTCACCCAGGCCAAGGTCCGCCGCGGCGCCACCCAGGCCGAGCCCTTCACCCGCATCGCCCCTGTCGCCGCCACCGGCCCCGACAGCGCCGACAACGCTCCTGAATTCGAGTAGCCCGTCCCGCCATCTGTGGGGAGCGCCTTCACGGGCTCCCCACACATGCATGGTTCCAATCATTTCACCACTTATGAGGAGACCCCATGAAGGTCTGCGAGAGTGCCGTGGCCACCTACGGCGCCAACACCGTCACCACCGATGACCTGCTCCAGGTCCTGGGCCTGCCCCATGGCTGGAGCCTGCACGAGATCCTCCGGGGTGCCACCGCGGGCATGAAGCCCAAGGAGCGCACCAAGGCCGAGGCCCTGGCCGAACTCATGCGCCGCAAGGAGCAGCCAGCCGAGCGCCCCCGCATCACCAGTCCCAAGCAGGCCGGAGACTACCTGCTGCCGCGCTGCGCTGGCTGGACCGAGGAGCGATTCGGCCTCCTCGCCCTCAATGCCAAGGGCGACCTCCTGGCCGAGCGGATCCTGACTTCAGGTGTGGACACGGCCGTCCTGATCACCCCCCGCGAATTCTTCCGCGAGGCCCTGCGCTTGGGCGCCAGCTCCGCCATCGCCTTCCACAACCACCCGAGCGGAGACCCCAAACCCAGCAAGGAGGACATCCTCGTCACAAAGCGCCTTCGCTCGACCGGCGAATCCCTGGGGGTTGCTCTCGCCGATCACATCGTCGTCGGTGGGGACAAGTACCACAGCTTCCGGGTCGCCGAGGCCTGGGACTCGAAATAAGGCCTTGCCACGCGCCCCGGTGTTCCCATAATTAAACACCGGAGCGCATTTTCCACCAACTAGGATCGGTCCCGCGCGCTCGGGACGATTCCCCAACTTAATGAAGGGAGGCACCATGAAGCCTCACATCTGGGCCAGCATCAGTGGTGATGCCGACGGCAAGCTGAGCCCGCGCCTAGCGGTCTTTGCCCATGGCGGAGCCCTCACGGGCGTCCACTACGAGCCCCTCACCAGCACGATCCTCGAGATCCTCGACGAGGTGCGCGGCAACGAGGCGGAGTTCCTCAAGACGGCCTTCGGGCGCCACATGGCCAAGCTGGCCCTCGTGGACCTCAAGCGCATCTTCAAGGAGCGGTCCATCGCCGCCATCGAGGAGGAGATCGAGGCCGCCATCCAGGCCAACGAGCCCGAGCCTGAAGTCGTCCAGGCCTGACCATGCAGGAAGCCTTGAAGCGTCTCGGCTCCAACATCCTGCACCACCTGGCCAATGGCGACATCGACCGGGCCCTGGGGGAGTACGCCACCCTGCGCAACATCATTGCCCGGGAGAGGGGCCTCATGGGTCGCCGCTACTTCCCTCTGCGGCCCGACGAGGACTACCACCCCTACGAGTTCATCATCCAGCTGCACGGCAAGGAGGCCTGCAGCCCCGTCCTCATGGAACCTGCCCTCTCCCGTCCCGACCTGCTCCAGCAGGCGGCCCTGGCCGGCCTTGTGGCCCGGGACTGGGCCCGGCTCCCAGCGGAGGCCGTGCCTTGCCACTGATCTTCTGGGCTTTCTCCATCCTTGGCCTGCTCGTGGGCCTCAAAACCAAACGCCCCTTCCTGGGGCTCATCGTGGGCCTGACCGCGGCCTTCATCATCGAGGTGAACATTTGTCCGAAGCATTGATCCATCACAAACCCGCTACCCGCGAAGCGTGGCTCGAATTGCGAAAGCAGTTCATCACGGCTACCGACTGGCCCAAGATCGCCGGCCTGTCCAAGCACGGCTCCGCCGCCGATGTCCTGGCCGACAAGACGGGCCTGGCGCCGGAGATCGAAGAGAACACCGCCATGCGCGTCGGGAAGATGGTCGAGGAGCACATCATCGCCCAGATCCTCCAGGAAACGGGAGCCAAGACCGTCTATACCGGCCTGGATTTCATCAGCAGGGGACGGGCGGCCTGCACCCCAGACCTCACCGTTCTGAACCTTCACGGCCACTTCGTCCACTACGAAATCAAGACCACCAGCCACATGTGGGGTGGGAAGATTCCGCCGCGCTACGAGGGGCAGATCAAGCAGCAGATGGCCATCCTCGGAATCAACGATGGGTGGCTAGTCAGCTACCCCATCGACGACGCCGAGCGTGAGCTCGAGGAGCTGATGGCCGGGACCTGGAAGCTCGATCCCACCCGCCTCGTCTACCAGCAGATCAGCACCACCCAGTCCGAGCGGGAGGAGATCCTCCAGGCCTGCAACGACTGGATGGCCAAGCACATCGACCTGGGCCTGCCGCTGGAGAACACCCAGACCAAAGCGAACTGGGATGGCACCCACCTCGATCCCGAGATGGCCGCCCGGCTCAAGGAGATCGACGGCACGATCAAGATGCTGGAGGAGAACCTGGAGGCCGCGAAGGGTATGCGGGACGGGCTCCGCCAGCAGGCGGCCGAGGCCATGAAGGACGCCAAGATCCTCCAAGGCTACGGCTACGCCTGGGAACGGATCCAGGTGGCCGGCCGCAAGACCGTGGACTACCCGAAGGTCCTGGCCGCCCTCGACCGCTTCCTCTCCGAGGAGGCCCAGAAGGTCAAGGCCGAGGCCATCGAGCTCTACACCAAAACCACCAAGTCCAGCGAGCGCTGGACCCTCAAGGAGGCCTAGACCATGGCCCGCAAAAACGACGAACCCCTGGACCTCGCCGAGTCCCTCCAGGGCCCCAATCTTGTCCTCTGGAACTCCTGGTGCAACACCGACCCGAAGTTCACCAAGGGCTTCGACAACGGCTCCTTCAAGGGCACGGACATCAATCCCACCTGGCGGGCCATGAAGCTCACCCAGCAGGTCGGACCCTACGGCAAGGGCTGGGGTCTCCAGAATGTGGCCTATCGGGAGATGAACACCCACATCGAGGGCGAGGTCCTCGTCCTTTGCACCGCGGAAATGTGGTGGATCGACCCCGAGACCAAGGAACGCTGCGTCTGCGGGCCCCATGCGGGCATGGACTACCTCGTCCGCAAGACCAACGACGGCAAGATGCGCACCGATGTCGAGGTCTACAAGAAGATCCTCACGGATGCCATGAGCTCCAGCTGGCGCTTCCTGGGCATCTCCGCTGATGTCTACATGAAGCTGTTCGACAACAGCAAGTATCTGGAGATGCTGAAGAACGAATTCGGCACCGATGTCCAGATGGGCAACATCGACACGGGCGACAAGGACAAGAAGAAGACGGAGAAGCCCGCCGACAAGCCCGCCGCCGCGCCGCCCAAGGAGCAGACCCCCGAGGAGAAGCTCTTGGCCGCTTACAACGGGGCCCGGGAGAAGAAGCTCAAGGAGATGGTGGCCAAGGGCTGGCCGCAGGATCAGGCCATCGCCACCATCACCCGCCTCACCGCCCTGCTCAAGGAGAGCGGGACCAAGGGTGAAGCCCTGGTGAAAGCCGTGGGCGACATCGAGGTCACGGCGCCGCCCAAGAAGACTGAAGAGGTCCCCCTCTAATGGACTGGCCTTCCCTCAACCAGACCGTCCTGATGGGCAAGGTCACGGACCTCACGCGGATCCAGTGGGACAACGGTGATGTCACCGCCCGCCTCACGATCTGCACCAAGAAGAGAGTTCTGCGGGCTGATGGGAACGGCTTCACCCTTGGCCACTCGTTCCACCAGGCGGAAGTCACGCCTGGGGATCGAGTGTTCAAGGAGGCCTGGGAGGGTGCCGTGGTCCTCGTGCGCGGAGAGCTCGACACCTTCCCCTGGCTTCCCCAGGGCAGCACCACCGAGATCAACAGGACTGTCCTGCGGGCCTCGGGCTACCAGCTCATTCACACCAGCGCCAAGCCCAGGACGGTCCCCAAGACCACCCTCCAGGCCAAGCGCCCCTTCCAGAAGGAACCATGAAAGCCACCATCTACCTCATCGAGGGCGGCAAGCGCGTCTTCGCCACGGTGAAGGATCCCGACGAGATCACCCGCAAGGATGGCTTCGTCTGCTTCAACGATGGCCGTGGCCGTGTCCACCGCATCCCTGACAACCAGGTCCTGCGCGTCGAGATCATCGACGATGCCGGGGCCGTTCTTTCGGCCTGACCCATGAGCGAGAACGAGAACACCGTCACCCTCGAGGGCATCATCGTCGGCGATCAGGAGGGCCATGAAGGCCAGCTCGTGGCCGTGCAGACCCTCACGCCCATCGACATCTTCACCGCGCCGGGCACCATCCCGGCCCTGCTCGGCGCCGTGCGCGCCGTCGCCACCCGCACACCCCTCACCGACACCAGCACCGACAAGGCCCGCAAGGCCATCGCGGCGCAGGCCTTCAAGGTCGCCAAGACCAAGACCCACCTGGAGAACCTGGGCAAAGCCGAGGCCGCGCGCCTCAAGGCCCTGGTGAAACCCCTGGACGAGGGCCGAAAAGCCCTGTGGGATGGGCTGGAGCGCCTCCAGGCCGATATCCGCAAGCCGCTGACCGAGTGGGAGAACCGCCAGGAGCAGCACAAGCGCAACCTGGACACCCTCCGGTCCATCCCCACCAGCTGCACCCTGGGAACCCCGTCCGAGATCATCGCCGCCAAGTTGGCGGAGGTGGAGAACCTCTCGGTGGACTTCGAATCCTGGGGGGACTTCTGCCGGGACGCCGGGCTCATCAAGGCCGGGGTCATCATCGACCTGCAGAGTGCCCTGGACCTGCGCCTCAAGTGGGAGGCCGATCAGGCCGAACTGGAGCGCCTGCGCCAGGAGGAGGCCGCTCGGAAGGAGGAGGCCCGCAAAGAGGAGCTTCGCCTGGAAGGGGAGCGCCGCGCCGAGGAGAAGCGTCTTGAGGCGGAGCGCCGGGCCCAGGCCCCCGCACCGCCGCCGGCGCCTCCCGCGCCAGAGCTGACCGAGGAAACCGTCACCTTCAACGACATCGACGACAACCCCAACGCCGATCTGACCGATCAGCTACCCGAACTCCCACCCCCCACCAAGGAGCTCGCGCCCCAGCCGCCGCCTCCGCCCCCGGCTCCCGCGCCGGCCGCGCCCGCGGTCGATCCCGACCTGGAGCATCGCCGCGCCTTCAACCGGGAGGCCCTGGCCGACCTGGTGCTGATCATCCAGCAGACCGTCACCCCCCAGGGCGCAAGCGCCAACGAGACCATCGCCACCGCCGTCCTGCGCGCCATCGTGACGGGCCAAATCCGCCACACCAGCATCACCTACTGAGTCCACCCACCAGGGATCCGCGTGGATCCCTTTCTGAAAGGAGCCTCACATGGCTTCGTTGAATTGCTGCATGTTCATTGGCAACCTGGGCCGCGACCCCGAACTGAAGGCCACGCCTTCGGGCCAGTCCGTCACCCGCTTCTCCCTCGCCTGCACCGAGAACTGGACCAAGGACGGCGAGAAGCAGAGCCGCACCGAATGGGTCAACTGCGTGGTCTGGGGCAAGCAGGCCGAGATCGCCGAGAAGTATCTCCGCAAGGGCAAGCAGGTCCATGTGACCGGGAAGCTCCAGACCCGGAAATACACCGACAAGGACCACAACGAGAAGCTGGCCGTCGAGATCATCGTCTCCAGCTTCGTGATGCTCGGCTCCGCCGAGGGCGGCGAGAAGAAGCGCGACGAGGACCGCGGTCACGACGGCGGCCGGGACGATGGCTTCGGAACCAGCGGCAGCTTCCCTGACGACGACATCCCGTTCTAAAAAATGGGCGTCTTCTACCTCGGGCTCCACGAGCCCAGCTGGCTGGCCAAGGTCCAGGTCCCGGTGTTCATGAGCCATCGCCGCCTTCGGCGGTTGGTGGCTCTGCCCCGGGCCACCTGTGCCTGGTGCCTGGACTCCGGCGGCTTCATGGAGGTGGGCAAGATGGGGCGCTGGACTGAACCAGCCCGCGCCTTCGCCCGCGCCGTGCGGCGCTACCAGGAGTTCATCGGTGGGCTTCAATGGGCCGCCATCCAGGACTGGATGTGCGAACCCGAGGTCCGTGCCGTCTCTGGCATGACCACCCAGCAACACCAGATCGCCACGACCTGGAGCTATCTGGCCTTGATGGACGCCGCGCCCGATCTTCCCTGGGCGCCCGTCCTTCAGGGCCAGCGGCCCCACGACTACGAGACCCACCTGGAGCTCTACGACAGGTGGGACATCGACCTCAACCGGGCCCCCGCCACTGGCGTCGGCTCCGTGTGCAAGCGACAGGCCATGCCCGAGGCGCTGGAGATCCTCCGGCGCCTGCGGGACAAGCACGGGATCTACAACCTGCACGGCTTCGGCTTCAAGATCCAGGGCCTCGCCCAGGCTGGCCACTACCTCGACAGCGCCGACAGCATGGCGTGGTCGAAGGCCGAGGTCTATGCCCGGTCGGGCCTGCAGAACGATCTCGCCACCGCCCTCGCCTGGCGCCAAAAGGTGCTGGCCCAGGCGAATTGGGAGGACTGGAACGACCAGTCCCCCGCGATCCGCGCACCCCAACCCCAACCACTCCTTCTGGAGGGCGCATGAGTGCCGAGACGAAACGATTCACCATGGAAATCACCATGGGCAACGCCGCGATGTTGACCCCACAAGATGTCGCCGAGGCCCTGAAGGTTGTGGCCGGCCGCCTGGAGGGTGGCTACGAGCACGGCATGATCTACGACCTGAATGGCAACCGCGTCGGCTGGTTCGCTGGCGAATTCGAAGAGGAGGGAGCATGAAAACCATCTACGAGCGCCGGGCCACGCGCTGGCTCCCGCGCATCCTCTTCATCAACCTGCGGGACCTGTGGCTCAAGCTCATGGATTTCCGATGAGCGAGAGCCAACCCGGAGGACCTCTGTCCGTCCGTCTGGATAGCCTGCCACTGTCGTCCCGCACCAAGAACCTCTTCCACTGGACGGGATTCGTCACCATTGATGATCTACTGGGCTCCTCCCTGGAAGAACTCAGGCGGATCAAGGGCTTCGGAAAGATCAGCCTGGAGGAGACCGAGGCCGCCCTGGCCCAGCACGGGATCCACCTGGCGGTGCGCCGCGCTCCCCAGAGGAAGCCGGCGGTCGATGCCCTGCCCACCCTCAAGGGTTGCTTGGCCGCGCTGGAACTGGCCAGCCAGTCCTTCCGCATCCACAACCCCAACGCCTCGGTCCCCAACCTCTACGACCTCCACGCCGAGGCCGCCCGCGAAACCATCGCCAAGCTGGAGAACGCATGAGCGCCATCCACACCGCCAGTATCATCGCCGATTGCCTGAACCTGCAGGCCATCGACATCAAGCGCCGCGACAAGGCCGACGAGATGGCCGCCTTCGTTCATCTATCCGAGGGCCTCGCGCCCCTCGTTCTCCTGGCCATCAATCAGCAGCTCCACATGGACATGGCCCTCGTGAACTACCCCAAGCCCGACACCAAGAAGGTGCAGCTCTGGGCCGTCTTCTGGGACGACGAGACCGATGGCGTGGATGAAGCCCTGGTCCTGCACTACCGGGACGAGAAGGACAACCTGCTGGCCAGCATCCCGCTCTACGACATGGCCAGCAACGAACTCGATGCCTACTTCAAGGCCCTGCACGAACTGACCACCCTGGAGCCCTGGATGCTGGCGACCGTGGCCGAGGCCTGCGTCCAGGCCAACGGCGGTGCGGGCGTGAAGCTCGTCGAGGTGACGCTGTGAGGCCCAAAAAGATTGTCTCTATCACCCAACTCCTGGGATGCGAAATGATGATTGATGGGGGCTGGAGGAAAATCGCCGAAGTCATCGGGCCCAAAAAATCCCAATTTGGTGCGGCCGGCTCCTTCTACCGAGTGAAATTTGTCGGCGGCTATCAGGATTCAACAGGACGCATTTATCCCGACTGGACCCATGTTTGGCGGGGCGACTATGCCACTGTCCGCAGGGTTATCGAAAGCGAGGCGGTATGAGACCGACCACTGTCTCCCTCTTCTGTGGCGGCGGCGGCGAGTCCGCCGGGAAGGAATTGGCCTTCCGCCAGCTAGGCCTGGACACCGTGGACATGCTCTCCCACGCCGTCAACCACTGGGACCTGGCGGTCGCCACCCATGGGGCCAACTTCCCCCACATCCATGTCCACCAGGAGGACATCACCGAGGTCACGGCCGAGTCCTTCGGGGTGCGCCACATCGACCTGCTGTGGGCCAGCCCGTCCTGCGTCCATCACTCCCGGGCCCGGGGCGGCAAGCCCAAGGACGACCAGCAGCGGAGCCACGCCGACGAGGTGATCGAGCGCTGGCTGAAGGTAGCCAATGTCGAGGTCCTGCTCATCGAGAATGTGCCGGAGTTCGCCGAGTGGGGCCCGCTGGACAAGGATGGCAACCCCATCAAGGAGAAGAAGGGCCAGTTCTTCCAGCGGTTCCTGCTGGCCCTGAAGAAGCTGGGCTACCGGACGGAGTGGCGGATCCTCTGCGCCGCTGACTACGGCGATCCGACCATCCGGAGGCGGTTCTTCATGCAGGCCGTGAAGGATGGCCACCCCATCGCTTGGCCAGAGCCCAGCCATCGGGATCCGAAGAAGCCTGCCGACCTCTTCACCGGGCACCTTCCACCCTGGCGCGCCGCGGCGGAGTGCATCGACTGGACCATCCCCTGCCCCAGTATCTTCGACCGGAAGAAGCCCCTCGCCGAGGCCACCCAGGCGCGCATTGCCGAGGGCATCAAGCGCTTCGTGCTGGGCTCCCGGGCCCCCTTCTTGGTGAACCTCACCCATGGCGGGCGGCTGGAGGATCTGGACGAGCCGTTCAAGACCATCACGGGCGCCAACCGTGGGGAGAAAGCCCTCTGCTCCCCAACCCTGGTGGGCGTGGGCGGGCGGGCGGGCCAGTCCGGGCCCAGGTCCGTCGAGGATCCCATGGCTACCGCCACCACCAAGGCAGACACGACCATCGTGTCCGCCTTCCTGGCCAAGCACTATGGCGGGCCGAATGGGAACCAGACCCCGGGCGCAGCCGTAGCTGACCCAGTTCCCACAATCACAGCCGCAGGCCAGCTGGGGCTTGTGGCCGCCAACATGGTCACGATGCGCGGCACCAGCCCGGATCAGATCGCCGGAAGCGCCGGGAGCATGGAGGACCCCGTGCGGACCATCTCCGCAGGCGGGATCCACCAAGCCGTGGTGGCCGCGACCATGATCCAGACGGGCTATGGGGAGCGGGAAGGCCAGGCACCCCGGGCCCTGGACATCGAGGCCCCTCTGGGAACCGTCGTGGCCGGGGGAGCCAAACACGCCGTCGTGGCCGCCTTCCTGCAGCAGTACTACTCCACCGGAGGCCAGCACCAGGGCGTCGAGGATCCCCTCCACGCCGTGACCACCGTGGCGCGGCACGGCCTCGTGACCGTGGAC